GGATACTGGTGAATTCCAGTTTACCATCGACAAGTACCTTTCTTCGGCTACGTATATTACGAAAAAGAACAAGCAGGACAGTTTCTACTCTGCCCAGCTTGAGTCTCGTTTTGTACCGGAGCAGGAGAGAGCTATCCTGGCTCACTTCGAGACGACTACGTTTGCTGCTCCTGAGAGTGGTGTTTCTGCTAACTCCAACGAGAGTATCGACGGAGTAGAACACCGCTGGGCTGGTAGTGGTGCCAGTGGTATTATCGAAGTAGACGACATCGCTCGTGCAAGGTATGCTCTTAAGAAACAGAACGTCCCTGATACTAACCTTGTTGGTATCGTAGACCCGTCTGTGGAGTACACTTTGAATACTCTCTCGAATATCACCAACATCAGCAACAACCCCCGCTGGGAAGGTGTGATTCGTGACGGTATTGCTACGGGTATGAAGTTCGTAGCCAACGTCTTTGGCTTTGACCTTTATGTCTCTAACTATCTCGCAAGTGCTTCTGATAGTGCTCTGCCTGACAAAGACAACAACAACATTGACTTCAGTTCTACCAACGGGAAGGTGAACCTTTTCTTCTCTGCGGATATGTCTGTTGGTCCTTTTGTTGGTGCTTGGCGGCAGGCTCCAGAAGTTGACTATGAGTACAACAAAGATTTCCAGCGTCACGAGTATGTGACTACGGCTCGGTACGGAGTTAAACTATTCCGTCCTGAGAATATGGTCCGTGTTGTAACCCTACCGACTGTCTAAGAAAGGAAGTGATCCATGTCGTACACTAACGCAGACGGTCTCTATGTTGTTACTGGTACCGCCCAAGGTGCTGCCAGAGACAACGGTGTCACTGCCAAGAGTGATGTAAAAACTCTTGTCTTTGATATTCCTGATGCAACCGCCATTGGTACTGCTGATACTGATCCTCAGCCCAATGACGCTTTCATCCCAGCAAACTCCTGCATTGTGCGGGCGTCCTTGATTGTTACCACAGCATTCACCTCCGGTGGTGCGGCTACCTTGACCCTTGGTCTACAGGAAAAAGATGGTACTATCATTGACGCTGACGGTATTGATGCTACTATTGCCTTGGCTGCTCTTGCGGCTGACTTGGCTGTAGCATGTGATGGGGCTTTGGTTGATGGTACTGCTACTGTTGGTAGTGCTGATGCTTACCTGTCAGTCAAATATACCACCGCAGCGTACACTGCTGGTGCAGCTAAGTTGGTCCTTGAGTATATTGAGGTCTAACTAACTAGCTACTAGGGGAGGGGTTTTCCTCTGAGGCTCCTCCCCGCCACCTTTACAGGAAAGAATAACTATGGCTAACGTCCAACACTCAGTATTGACAGGTGCAGACTTACATGAACCTAAGGGTGCAGCAGCGGCTACAGCTAAGCATGTTTATGTTGCTGATGGGCTAGGCTCAGGTTCATTTCAACTGCTTAATCCTTTTGGTTCTTACAGGTACAATGATATTGGAACAGGGTCTACTTATACAGGTCCAACATCGTACACCATAGTAAACCCTTCTTCTACAGGAGGTACGCTCTCAGATTTCACTCACAACGGAAGTTCTCGTTTAACCTATACAGGGACAGTCACCAGACATGCTCATGCAGTATTTGATCTCTCTTATAAACACAGCACAGGATCAGGCCAAGATTGTTATTTTGCAATCCACAAAAATGGTTCAGTACTTGGTACGCCTAATGCGGAAATAGTATCCACAGCCGACAGTGGAAACTACCAGCATGTTGCTATGCACTTCGATGACATGATGGCAACGAATGATTACTATGAATTGTATTGTAAGACAGCTAGTGGTAATGTAATTGTACACACTATGTACCTCTTTGTGATGGGGATGCCAGGATAATGAGGACAACTCTTCTGGAATTTGTACAGAGTATCTTGTCTGACATGGACTCAGAGCCTGTCAACAGCATCAACGATTCTATCGAAGCTCTCCAGATTGCCTCTGTGATTGAAGATACTTTCTACAACTTCGTATCAGCCAGGAAAATACCTGAACACCAACAGCTAATTAAACTCACTGCTTTGGCTGACAGTGATTACCCAACCCACTTTGAGTACGTAGGAGAAGGTATTGAAATTATCAGGTATAACATAGACCCTGACGCAGGAGAGGTAAATTACCGTACTATTAAATACCTTCATCCTACTAGATTTCTTGAATTGAACAATCATACTTCGACAAGCAACACAATGTTAGTCTCAGACAAAAACGCTGGAACTAATATTGTTATCAGAACAGATATCATGCCTACCTACTATACGTCTTTTGATGACAAGTATGTTGTCATGGATGGTTATGATTCTACTGTGGACGACACATTACAGGAAAGTAAAATACAAGCTTGGGGTACTGTTATCCCTGCCTTTACAACCTCTGATACCTATGTTATTGATGCTGATGAGACTGTTTTGCCTTACCTTATGGCTGAAGCTAAGTCAGCTTGCTTCTCTTTATTCAAAGGTGGCCCTGACCCAAAGGTGGAACAGTCAGCCAGAAGACTGAAGTCTTATATCCAGAATGATATGTACAGATCAAAGATGACACCAAAACGGCCTACATACGGAAGACAGTGATGTTGACCTTTAATGTGGATAAAGACCATAAGACTTGCACCTGTGAACTGACAAAGAGAAAGTGTACTCTTACTATCGAACCTCACCCAAGAGGCTACGGTCTTTATGTTATAAGAAGTTCTAAGACACACTTACCTCTTGAGTTAAAGGGTTCCTTTTCCTCTATGGAGTCAGCCCAAGAAACAATATCAAAGTTTGATAAGTACGCAAAAGAGTCTGACACAGTTAAAAGAGATATCTTAAGAGAACAGAGAGAAAACAGAAAGAGAGCCAGGAATGCCCCAGCAACAGCAACAGAAAGTAGTCAACACCTTCATCAAAGGTCTGATAACTGAAGCTGGTGAACTTACTTTCCCTCCTGATGCTTCAGTCGATGAAGACAATTGTCTATTACTGAGAGATGGGAGCAGAAGAAGAAGAGAAGCCATAGAGTTTGAAAGTGGTAATGTGCTTTCTACTTTTACTATAGCAAACGGTACCAAGGTAGGTCTTGGTTCTTGGAATAATGTCGGCGGTAGTACCAGTAAAGAGTATCTAGTTATACAGGCTGGTTCTACCCTGTACTTCTACAACAAGGGTTCTGCTCCTTTTTCTGGTACAGATAACCAGATTGCGGCCTCATTAGATTTAACTGCTTTTGAACATGCAGGGTCAGGTGGCGCTGAAAACTATCTTTGTCAGTATGCTTCTATCAATGGTAGACTTATTGTTGCCAACAAAGGTATAGACAGTATCTATGTAACAGAGAGTGGTGGTGCCATTTCTGGTACAAAGATTAACTTCCGCGTAAGAGACTTTACTTTTCTTTCAGACAGAGACACCTTGGCTGATGAAACTACTACGTCTTCACCTTCAGATGAAAGAAAGTACGACACCTACAATGCAGGTTGGTTTGACGACCCTTCAAGCACAGACGACGGTGCAGCAGCCTTGGCCACGTACCAAAGTGCTAACTCAGACAACTGGCCTCCTCTGAACCTCCCATGGTATTCAGCTAAAAATTCGTCAGGAGACTTTTCTGTATCTGAGTTCGATAAGATAGGCTCAGGTTCTACTGTAATCAGCAATGGTCATTATATCCTCGACTTTTTCACAAAAGACAGAGATACTGCTTCTGGTTTATCTGGTCTTCCTTCTACCTCAGAGACAACTAGGTTCTCTTGTGTAGCTTCTTTTCAGAATAGGGTTTTCTATTCTGGGTTAGATTCAGAAGAAAACTCTAATGCGATCCTCTTTTCTCGTATCCTCGACCCTATTGTCACAGGTTCTTCTGAAGATACATCTAACCTAGGCTTGTGTCATCAGGTTAATGATCCAACCTCAGAGGTTTTGTTTGACCTCTTAGAGACTGATGGAGGAGAAATTAGGATACCTGAGGCTTATGGTATTAAGTATCTACACCCCTACAACAACTCACTATATGTGTTTGCAGAGAATGGTGTTTGGGCTATCACAGGTATTGACGATGTCTTTTCTGCTACAGGATACGCAGTAAACAAGATAACTGCTGTAGGTATTCTTAACGCAAACAGCTTTGTTTCAGTAGACGGCACTCCCTTTTGGTGGAGCCAGTTTGGTATTCATACTCTCTCCTTTGATGCACAGACTTTTCGGGCTGTAGAACGAAACCTAAGTCTTACAACTATACAAACTCTGTTTGATAGTTTAAGTTCTAATGCTAGAAATAAAGTGCAGACAGTAGCTGACCTAACTAACAAAAGAATATACTGGTCATACCCAGATGCAGACGAAACTATAGAGGGAAAGAAAAATAATTTTTTAATACTGGACCTTGTTCTTCAAGCTTTCTATAAATGGACTATATCAGATACCGACTCCGACAGCCCGCACGTACTAGGCTTGTCTTTTTACTCAGGTTACTCTACACAAGATGTACCTTTCTTTGTTGTTGACAGTAGCGGTGATTTTGTGGTAGACGCTAGTTCTGACTCTGTTTATGTAGACAGGTCTGAGGACATTGTCACGGGAGACCCTTTTATTGTTGCGGTTTGCAAGGATACTGTAACCAATAAAGTCACAATGGGTACTTTTACTGACAGTAGTTTCTTAGACTGGGGTTCAGCTGACTATACTTCGTATGCAGAAACTGGTTATGACTTTATGGGTGACGTTATGGTATCTAAGAACGCACCCTACTTACAACTGCTAACGAAGATTACAGAAGAAGGCTGGACAGGAGATGAAACAAATGGATACTCACCTATCAGACCATCTTCCGTACTTGTATCTACTTACTGGGATTTTAATACTACTGCTACTGCACAACAGCAGGGGCATAGATTGAGATACTTCCCTGTGGTAAACCCCTCAAACCTGACAGACTTTGGTTACCCAACCACTGTTGTTCAGACAAGGTTGAAGGTGAGAGGTAAAGGCCGGTCGATGAGGATTAGGTTTGAGTCTGAAGAAGGAAAAGACTTTTACCTCATTGGCTTTGCTGTAGTTCAAGCACGAAATAGGATTTACTAACACCAATGCTTAGGTTGGCATCCTTCGATGATATCCCTCAAGTAGAAAACATGATTGAGGATTTTATAACAGAGATAAACTCTGACTTATATAGGTTTGATAGAGAGAGGGTCGGAGCTATTCTTAACAGCCTTGTTGAAGAAGACGTTGGCGCTATCCTCGTTTATGAGAGGGACGGCAGGATAATCGGGTTCATACTATGCACAGCTCAAGTACACCCTATCCTTGGGTATAAGATGGCGATGGAGCTTGCTTATTATGTAGCCAAAGAGTACAGAGGTTCTTCTGCTGCGGTGAGATTGATCCAAGGTTTTGAACAGTGGGCTGAAACCAAAGATGTCGAGGCGTTTGCCTTAGCTGATATACACGTATTAGGGGATCTAGGTCTTATGTACAATAGGCTAGGTTATACTTTAGTAGAAAAGTCTTACATAAAGAAGGCTTACAGGGAAGTGAAGGAGTAAAAATAATGCCAGCAATATCAACAATAATTGCAGTAGGAGCCCTCGGTGTAGGTTTCGCCGGAGCAGCTGTGCAATATAGCCAGCAGAGAAAAGCAGCTAGAGCCTCAGAAAGAGCCAGAGCTTTACAACAAAAACAACAAAATGTTGCTTACAGAAAAAGTCAGGTGTCAAACTTGAGGGCGCTTCAGAAGGCTGCGGCTAGGTCTCAAGCGGTTTCCACTGGTGTTGGTGCGGTAGGAGGCTCTGGTTTTGCTGGAGGTAGGGTAGGATTAGGAAGTGGCTTTGGTGCTGCTTCTGGTTTTGCTTCTCAGATGTCAGGTCTATCACAAGGAATTTCTAATTTCCAACAACAAGCAGTCAATTACAATTCTTCAGCGGCAGGGTGGGGTGCTTTGTCCAATTTAGGATTTGGTGTTGCTAACACTGCCTTTGCCTACCAACCTAGCTCAGGATCAGTTCCTCAAGGTGTCCCCGGTGGTGGTGGACCAAGTGTGTTGTTTCAACAGCAGGATGTGATGCGAGGAGGAGTTTAGATTGATATGGCTGAAGAACTATTTTCTGAAGAAGTAGAAGAACCCAAAGAAATTGACCTAGGTCTCTCGGACACTGACGAAGTTTCTCCTAAGAGGATGAAGGACATTAAGTTTGTTCGGGGTGAAGAGCAGCCAGCAGAAGAAGCTAAACAAGGTGTCATAAAAGAAGGGGATTTAGGTCTAACAGAAGAAATATCTAACTTTATCTATGACCAAGTACCCCTA